TGGTTTAGACGAGCATTAGAAGTATAGTTCTTTTGAAACTTATATATTTATAGATGTAGGAGAATATCTATGTCTATACCAAAATTAAAAGATTTACTAAACGAGAGAGATTATCATTTAACAAAACCACCAAGAAAAGTCGGTGGTGTAGTTATTGTGTCCGAAAATCAAATTCTTTTAGTAAAGCGTTCCGAAACTGCTGGTAAGTACCCAAACTTTTGGTCTGTTCCAATGGGTGGTATTGAAAAAGGTGAAACTTTTCGTGAAGGTGCTGCTCGTGAATTAAAAGAAGAAACAATGCTTGACATTAACCCTAAAGATTTAGTATATTTAGGTACGATAAAAGACGGAGTGTATAATCGTCTATGTAAAGTTTATAAAGCAGAGATGGATGGTAAACCTAAACCTACATTAGACCACGAACATACTGATTGGGGTTACTATGATAAAGATAGTTTACCAAGACCTTTTGAAGATAGAATGAGACAAGTGTTGGAATTAAACTTATGAGTTTAAAAAAGTTAGTAGAAGAAATAACCAAACCCGTTATTGACGAGATGGGTATTGTTGCTAGTGATGGAACTATCAAAGGTGGTTCACGGCACTCTAAAATAAAAAAGATGAAAAAGAAAGGACACACCTCAGTTCCTTATGGTAGTGGTTATAAGAAAGTAAATGAACAACCAACCAAAATCAAAAAAACTATCGGTGTATTCGGTGGTAGGTTTCAACCATTTCATAGTGGTCATCTTGCCACATACAAGTGGTTGGCATCTCAAGTAGATGAAGCTTACATAACTACATCTAATATTAAGAAACCACCAAGACATCCAATGAACTTCAAAGAAAAAGTTCGTCATATGGTAAAAGTTGGTATTCCTAAGAATCGTATCATTGAAGAAAAGACACCTTATGTGGCAACTAACTTACTTAAAAAGTTTGATCCTAAAACCACGGCAGTAGTTTATGCTTTCGGTCAAAAAGATGCTGGTCGTTTGAAGGCTGGTACTAAGAAAGGTGGTGGTAAAACTTATTATCAAGATTATAAAAAAAGTAAAGGTGATATAAGAGGGTTTGAAGAACACGGATACTTTGTTACTGCTCCACAATTTGGAAATATAAGTGGAACACAAACAAGAGATATGTTGGGAAATCCAAAAGTAGATGATAAAGAAAAATTAAACTTTTTCAAAAAAACATTTGGATATTATGATAAAGGTTTGTATAATATGATGACGAATAAGTTTGGTAAACTATTCGAGTTTTATGTTCATTTGTTTGAAAATAGTCAAATAAATAGTGTTGATACAGATGATGGTCCTGGATTCTTTTCAAATTTGAAAGCATATACAAGTAGAGCTGATATTGAAGCCGGTAGATTAGGATGGGAACTATCTGATTTGTTAGTAAATATTGATAATTACAATAGTCAAGATACTTCATTTCACAAAGATACTCAGTATCCAAAAGGTCCTGTAGATTCTGTTTCATTTGGACCTGCTGGTATTAATCAACCAAGTGCTCAAAATCTATCAGATTATGTAGGAACTGAATTATGGAATAAATGGTTAGACCATATTGATATGATTTTAAAAAATCAAGATTACGAGTATGTAGATGATTTAGCAAAGGCAAGAAAATTAGTGATAAAACATAGTTCTAAAACTGCAAAACAAATGGATGATGAAGAGCCAAAAGAGACAGATAAAAGAGATGGTGAGAATCAACATGATGAATTATCAATTGTAAAAGAAGTGATGTCAATAGTAGAAGTGTCGAAGAAAGTTAAGATTTGGAAACAAAGATTAATGCGTAGAGGTATTAAGATTCGATATTCAAGAGAAGAGGCAGAAAAAGATTTGGTTAAAAAATATGGTGGTAAAGGTCATGTTGCAGCTAAAAAATTTGGGTTTAGAAAAGCTTATTATGCCGTACCAAGTGTTGGTAGTAGTGCACCAAGTGAAAAACCAAAACTTGTAATTAACAAACCAGAAATGGAAAAATTACATAAGGATAAAGAAATAGACAAGGGAAGATTAAAAGTTGTATATAAAGAAGAAAAGGAGTTATTATTAATGGGAGGAGCATACGGACACATGAGTCATCCTTTTGATGACAAGGATTTAACATTCGGTGATTTGAAAAAAATTATCACATTAGGATTGAGTGGTCAGTTAAACAGAGAAGATAATGTTACTGAAAAAACAGACGGACAAAACCTAATGGTGAGTTTTAAAAATGGTAAATTAATTGCTGCTCGTAACAAAGGACATTTAAAAAACAAAGGTGAGACAGCTCTAACCATAAAAGATGTGGAGAAAAAATTTAAAGGTCGTGGTGCGATTAGAGATGCATTCGTCTATGCCATGAGGGATTTGACAAAGGCAATCGGTGCTTTATCTAAAAAACAACAAGACAAGATATTTGGACAAGGTAGTAAGTTCATGAGTTTAGAAGTCATGTGGCCTGCTAGTGAGAACGTAGTAAACTATGATATCACAGAATTGGTTTTTCATGGAGCGATGGAATATGATGATAGTGGAAGGGTTATCGGTCAAGCAAAAGATAGCGCTAGAATGCTACAAGGTATGATAAAACAGGTCAATCAACATGTTCAAAAACACTACAAGATATCCAAACCAAACTTTGTGACAGTTCCAAAGCATCAAGATTTTGGTAAGATGAAAAAGAAATACATTGGTAGATTACAAAAATTACAAAACACTTATTCTTTAAAAGACAATGACACCTTTGCTCTATATCATCAGATGTATTGGCAAGAATTTATTTTTAATGCAAGTAAACAATTTAAATTTAAAATTACAAATGAAATGTTGGTTAAGTTAACTAAACGATGGGCATTTTTTGACAAATCATATACTATACCTATGATGAAAAAAGATATGAAAGACAATCCAAAGTTTTTAGATTGGGCATTGACCACCGATAAGATTGATAAAAACAGGATGGTCAAGGATAACATGAAACCATTTGAAGAACTATTCTTTGAGGTCGGTGCTGAGATAATGAAAAACATGGATGGTTGGATGGCTGTTAATCCAGCAAAGTCAGTACAGAATATGAGAAAGAAACTCAAGAAAGCAATTTCAGATGTAAGAGCTGGTGGTGATTTGAAAAAATTAAATAGATTAAAGGTTCAGTTAGATAGATTAAATGCTATCGGTGGATTTGATTCTATTGTTCCATCAGAGGGAATCGTGTTTAAGTATAATGGAAACACATATAAGTTCACAGGTGCATTTGCTCCTATAAATCAAATAACAGGTTTGATGTTTTTTTAAAATAGAGGTTATACTATGGGTAGAAATATAGAGAAAGTAAAAAAGTTAATAGCTGGAGTTGGTGGTAAACGAACTCCTGGTGTTGGTTATACACCAAAAAGTATCAGTATGAGAAAAGAAGGCGAAGAGTGGACAGATGCTCGTGGTCGTAGTTGGAAAATAGAAGATGGTAAAAGAAAACAAATTACAAAAATACCACCAAGAGGATTTGATAAATGTAGTGATTGTGAAAAACTTATTCTTAAAACAATTGATCAAGACACATATAATAGAATGGGTAGATGTTATTATTGTCAGATAGATTTTGAAGTAGATTTAAAAAGACAAGGTAAATGGGAAGATTGGGTTAAAGAAATGGAAACTAAAAGATGGGAGGCTGTTCTTGCTGAATATAAGTCAGAGATGAACGAAATAGAAGATGCAGATAGTCCTTTTGATGAAACAATAGCAAAAGCCATTGGAAATCACGAACAAAGTCTAAATAAGATATGAGTAACTTAAAACAAGCAATAAAACAAAACTATTTAAAGTGTGCTAAAGATCCTTCATACTTTATAAATGAGTTTTGCGTAATACAACATCCTCAGAGGGGTAAGATTAAATTTAAACTTTATCCTTATCAGTATGATGTATTAGATGAGTATGTCGAACACGACTATAATGTCATACTAAAATCTCGTCAGTTGGGTATATCTACACTTACTGCTGCATATTCACTTTGGATGATGTTGTTTAATGCAGACAAAAACATTTTATGTATTGCTACTGCGAAAGATACGGCAAAAAACTTGGTAACAAAAGTTCGTATTATGTATGATGGATTACCACAATGGTTAAAAACTGCTATCGTTGAAAACAATAAGTTATCATTAGTATTTAAAAATGGTTCGCAAATAAAAGCTATTGCTTCTAACGAATCAGCTGGTCGTTCTGAGGCACTATCTCTACTAATCTTAGACGAGGCTGCTTTTATAGATAGGATTGATACGATATGGACTGCAGCTCAACAGACACTTGCTACTGGTGGTAAGTGTATCGCTATCTCAACACCAAATGGTGTAGGTAATTGGTTTCATAAAACTTGGATGGATGCGACAGATGGTTTAAATAAATTTAATACTGTTAAACTTCATTGGACAGACCATCCAGATAGAGATCAAAGTTGGAGAACAGAACAAGATAGGATATTAGGTCCAAGTAAAGCTGCTCAAGAGTGTGATGCTGACTTCTTGAGTTCTGGTCGTTCTGTGGTTGATCCTGCTATATTAGAATGGTATAAAGAAAATGTATGTTGTGAGCCAAATGAGAAAAGTGGATTTGATAGAAACCTTTGGATATGGGATTATCCAAATTATGATAAGAATTACTTAATATCAGCCGATGTAGCTCGTGGAGATGGAACAGACTATTCAACTGCTCAAGTTTTTGATATAGAAGAGATGGAACAAGTTGCTGAATATAAAGGTCAGTTAGGAACAACTGAGTTTGGAAACTTTCTCATAGAACTAGCAACCAAGTATAACGATGCTCTACTTGTTGTGGAAAATAACAACATAGGGTGGGCAACTTTACAAACTATCATTGATAGAGGATATGAAAATCTCTTTTATCAAGAAAAAAATCATCTCATTGTGGATGAGGACATACAACACACAAACAAATATAGAAGTATAGATAGAAACAAGATACCAGGTTTTACTACAACAATGAAATCAAAACCATTAATTATCGCTAAAATGGAAGAATACACTCGTGAAAAGATGGTAAAAATAAAATCAACACGATTAATTGATGAACTTTTTGTATTTATATATAAGAACAGTAAAACTGAAGCATTAGACGGATATAACGATGACCTTGTTATGTCGTATTCTATTCTTCTGTGGATAAGGGATACGGCTATTCGTATTCAATCAGAGAGAAATGAGTTTCAGAGTAGTTTAGTTGGTGCAATTGGAAACCTAAATGGTAATACAGCGGTAATGACACCATCTGCTCCGAAAGAAAATCCGTATAAGGTAAAACTTAATAACGGTGAAGAAGAAGACTTAAGTTGGCTATTGGGGTAAAACATGGCAGATAATTTATTTACAAGACTTGGAAGATTATTTCAATCTAATGTAATCATTAGAAAGACAGATGATAATCGTTTGGTGGTAAAGGATTTAGACTTTACACAAACAAGTTTGACATCAAATTTTATTGACCGATATCAGAGGTTGATACAAAACACATATTCTAATCCATATTCGGTTGCTCAAAATAGAAGGGCTGCTTATGAGGTTAGAAAACATGACTTATTCAAAGATTATGAGTTAATGGATCAAGACCCGATTATTGCTTCTGCTCTTGACATATATTCAGATGAAAGTACGGTTACGAATATTGAGGGGGAAATTTTAAAAGTAAAAAGTGAGAATACAAAAGTACAAAAGATTTTACACAACTTATATTATGATGTCATAAATATCGAATATAATTTGTGGAGTTGGATTCGTAACATGACTAAGTATGGTGACTTCTATCTTCAGTTGGATATTGTAGATAAGTACGGAGTGGTAAATATCAAACCGATTAGTGCTTATGACATCACACGATTAGAAGATCACGATCCTGCTAATCCACAATTAATTCAGTTTGAGATTAATAGTGAGAAAAAAGAAATAAAAGAAAATTATGAGATGGCTCACTTTCGTGTTTTATCCGACACAAACTTTTTACCATATGGGCGCTCAATGTTAGAGAATGGAAGAAAGATATTCAAACAATTGACTTTGATGGAAGATGCTATGTTGATTCACAGAATTATGAGAGCGCCCGAAAAACGAATATTTAAGGTCGATGTTGGAAACATACCACCAAGAGAAGTCGAACAGTTTATGCAAAAAATCATCAACAAGATGAAGAAGACACCTGTTATTGACCAAGCCACAGGTGAGTATAACTTAAAATATAATGTAGAGTCAGTTACCGAAGATTACTTTCTACCAGTTCGTGGTGGAGATAGTGGAACGGAGATTGACACTTTACCAGGTCTTTCAAACAACGACCAAATAGAAGACATAGAATATCTACGAAACAAGTTAATGGCAAGTCTTAGAATACCAAAAGCTTTTTTAGGATATGAAGAAGGTTTAAGTGGTGGTAAAGCTACACTTGCTGCTGAAGATGTTCGTTTTGCTCGTACAATTGAAAGGTTACAAAAGATTATCGTAAGTGAATTAACTAAGATTGGTATTGTCCATCTTTACTCACAAGGATTTGATGATTCTGATTTGATTGATTTTACATTAGAGTTACAGAATCCATCTATGATTCACGAACAAGAGAAAATTGAGTTGATGAGTCAAAGATTGGATATTGCTCAAACTGCAATTGATAGTAAGTTGTTTAGTCGTAAATGGATATATGATAATGTATTTGATTTTAGTGACCAACAGAAAGTTGATATTTATACAGATATAGTTGAGGATACTAAACAGAAGTTTAGATTAGAACAAATCGAAACTGAAGGTCAGGATCCAGCAGAACAACCACAAGAAGATGATGAATTTGGAGATGAAGAAATGGCAAGACCTGGTGATTGGGGTGGTAGTGAGAAAGATCCTTTCAAAGACCAAGAAACGATGAAAGACAAATATGGACACGAGAATTTAAAAAATGTTGATAGGTCATATGGAAAAAGAGAGTTTAAAGGTAAATCACCACTTGCTCAATCAAAAGCTAGTACAGTAGTTGCTCGTGAAGGTATTTTAGATCAATTGAAACAAAAGTTTCCAAAAGATAAACCTTCTATGTTAAGTGAAGATAATATAATAAAAGAGTAATTACTCACTTTATCTAATTTATGTTATATTTATATATGAATAATTGTATCAAAATACTTTGGAATATTTTATGAGCAAATTTAAGCATAGTAAGTTAAGGAATACGGGACTTCTTTTTGAATTCCTTTTAAGACAAGTAACCGTAGATGTTTTGAACAAAAAAAAGGAGTCATCGGCTCTTAAAATCATTAAAAGTCAATTTAATGAACATACCGAGATAGGAAAGGAGTTGGCTTTATACAATCTTATTATGACAAAGAAATTTAAGTCGGATAAAAAAGCTGATTTCTTTTTATCAGAAGTTATTAGACAGAGAGGTAGATTAAATAATGCCGTTCTTCGTAGAGAAAAATATAATATTATTGCTTCTATAAAAGAGTCGTATGATGTAAATCAGTTGTTCAGCTCTAAAGTTCCAAATTACAAAGTATTTGCTTCTGTATACAAATTATTCGAAGGTATTAATGAAATGGGAGCTGACGAAAAAACTGAAAGTTATTTTATAATAATTGAAAATGTAACAACTCTAAAACACACTAAAAATAAATCTTACATACCTGAAGAGTTTAAAGATAAAGATTTAAGAATACTTTCTTACAAAACACTTTTAGAAAAGTTCAATAAAAAATATACTAATCTTTCTGATCAACAAAAACATGTTCTTAAAGAATACATCAGTAATATTTCTAATACAAATAACTTTTCTATATTTGTAGAAACACAAATACCAAAACTTAAAAAGAAGTTAAATGTAAAAGTTAAGAAAGTAAAAGATAAAGTATTAAGAATTAAGTTAAAAGAAGCAATTAATTGTGCTGATAAATTTTGTTTGAACGAATCAAAACAGACAGATGATAATTCTGTTGTTCAGTTGTTAAGATACTATGAACTCGATAAAGAACTCGAAAAAATTTGATTCCATAGTTAAGGAACTGGCAAGTAGTTTATTTAAGAAGAAGTTAAAAGAAATAACTACTACTGGTAATATTGCTGGATATGAAACACCAAAGGCTTTTGGAAAAACTAGTAAGAAAAAGAAAAAGAATTTAGAAAAACAAACTGGATATAAGTTTGTTGATGAGGCTTTATCTAATGATGATATTAAAAAGATAAAGCAAGAAATAAGAAAAGAAGTCTCAAGTATTTTATTTGATATTTGGGTAAAACGAAGCTCTTGGGGAGGCAAATAAATGTACAAAGCAGATCCTGATAATGATAAAAAAATGATACCAAAAGCTATTCCAACAAGTGCTCATGGTAAAGCAACAACACCTGATAAGGAAACAATACAAGATAGACCAAACTATGTTTTGGTAAACATGAACGGAACATATGCTTTTGCTTATACTTCCGGTAGTGTGAGTACATACGAAACAGGTTCAGTTGTAGATGATGCTGCTGGTCCTATTCGTTTAGATATTAATCCAGTTGCTTGGAGACAGACGGATGCTGCTGGTTCTGTTGGTGATGTAACATTTGTATACACAGGAGATATAGGGTAATGAATAAAAAATTATTAGTAGATGTAAGACCATTTGAAATTTCTCGTCAAAAGATTGATGAGAGTATCAAAGAAAACGCTGGTCGTTTAATAGTAAAGGGTGTACTACAGAGAGCTGAGTCAAAAAATCAAAATGGAAGAGTTTACCCACGAGAAGTATTATTGAAAGAAGTTTCTAAATATTTAGAAGAACAAGTTAGTGAGAGAAGAGCACTCGGTGAACTCGACCATCCAGAATCATCTGTTGTGAATTTAAACAATGCTTCTCACAATGTGGTTGAAATGCATTGGGATGGTGACGACTTATTAGGAACTGTAGAAGTCTTATCCACACCAAGTGGAAATATATTAAAAGAGTTATTCAAATCAGGTATCAAACTTGGTATTTCATCAAGGGGATTAGGTAGTGTAGAACCGGTAAATGAAAAGAGTGGTGAAGATGGAACTGTCGAGGTTCAACCAGACTTTGAACTTATTGCTTTTGACTTTGTATCCAATCCATCCACACACGGTGCTTTTATGAGACCTGTTAATGAAGGTGTAGAACAACCAAAAACCGAAACAAAAATTGAGTCTATTATCAACTCTATAATGAGGGGATAAAATGCCATCGGTTTCCAAGAAACAACAGAAGTTCATGGGAATTGTTCGGTCAATCCAAAAGGGTGAACAACCCGCAAGTAAATTTTCCAAAGATGCTCAAGATGCTGCTAAGAAGATGAAGAAGAGTAGTGTGAAGAAATATGCTAAAACCAAACACGATGATTTACCTGTCAAAAAAGAATCCCTATCAAAATCACAGATTAAAAAGATGAGAGATGAGTTTGATAAAACAGGCGAACTACCACCTCATTTAAAAAAGATATCAAAGGGTAAAAAAGAATTTGAGAAAAAGTTCAAAGTAAAGGATATAGAGATTCCAGGTTTAGAGTGGATGAGTAAATTAGCTGAAGAAAGAGATTACAAAGCAGAATACAAAAAATTCCAATCTTCTACAAAGTCTAAAAAATATAGAGCAGAATTAAACAAGTACAATCGTCAAAAGGGAACATACGGAAATGGTGATGGTAAAGACGCATCACACAAAGGGGGAAAGATAGTGGGATTTGAATCACAATCTAAAAACAGAGGACGAGCTGAAAAGAGTCGTTTGAAAAAAGAAGATGTTCATCAAGAGATAGAAGAATATGTTGATGGTATCTTAGATGGTATGGGGGAAGGGTTCATGGTAAATGAAGGTACTTCTCAAATGACTAAAATTTATAAAGACTTAGATAAGAAATTTAAAAAATACGACCATACTGGAATTAGAGATTTTAATAAAGTAAGTAAACACTTAAAAAATAAATTTAGTAAAGGTAGTGCATTACCGGATACAATTACTAGTTTTTATCATGATTACAGAGCCGGTGATGATATCAAAAAAAATATATCTAAACTTACCAAATATGCTAAAAAAATGGGTGGGTATAAAAAAGAATCTGTAGATGAAGCAGATTTAGGGCTTACATATAAAAAAGGTAAAACAGTAAAAGTCAAACATAAGAAATCTGGTAAAACACTTGTCATTGTAGATAAACCAGTCGTAAAAAAAGAATATGAAAAAATAGGGTATTACGAAGTAAAACCAATTAGACTTAGAGGTAAATCAGGTATGGGAAAGATAAGTCATCTTGGTATGGAATCCGTAGATGAAGGTAAGGTGACTTACAAATTGAAAGGATTCACCAATACTAAAATGGATGAATTAGATGCAGAATTAAGTAGGCTTGGTATTAAAGGAACACCTGACTTTAATAAAATGACTTACACTATACATATGAAAGGTTCTAATAGTTTTACTTTAGACAAAATTATGAAAAAGAAAGGTGGAAAGAAAATTAGAGAATCTGTAGATGAATATAGTGGAATGAGTAAATGGCAACGAGACAGACTTGACCAACGCTCAAAAGAAAAAGGAAAGAAACCTAAAAAAGTTAGTAAAGTATTACAGAAAAAAAGAGATGC